GCAGTTTCAACCGCAACAATCTTGTCTTTGAATTCTACAACCTTCGACTCTTTGAAATGCTCTTCAATCTCTTGGTGACATGTAGGACAATTCGAATGTTCCTCATAGAATTCAATCTCTGTTTGATGCTTCTTAATTGTGTTGTTCAACTTGGTACGCATGTCGCTCAAGTTTTGTTTCAACTTAGAAGTCTTGTCAGAATCAGAAATGCTTTCTTTGAGTTCTTCCACTTGCTCAGTCAACGCTTCTACTTTTGCTTCGTGCGTAGCAATCGCTGCTTCTGCACGAACAATCTCTTGTTGATTTTGCTTGCGTTTCTCTTCGTTATCACTCTTTAGTGTTGCCAAATAATCGTTCTGCAACTCTAGTTTTTCTTTCGACAAGTCCAACTGATATTGACAATCGGTTAGGTCTTGCTTCATCTGTTGCATACGAGACTTGAGAAGAGAATTCATGGTACTGAAAATCTCAATATCCAATAGGTTCTCAATCACTTCTCTACGGTTAGCGGCAGATAGTTGCATAAACGGAGTGAATGATGCACTACCCAAAATGATAACTTGAGTGAATGACTTGTAGTTCAACTTGAGAATCTGCTTTTCCAGAATCTCTTGTTGGTCACGAATGTTTGCTTCTTCGTTAACCTTCGAACCATTACACTCAATCTCAAAGATATTTTTTTTGATACCTCTACGGACTAGATAATCCTTACTGCCAATAGAGAATTCAACCTCAACCAATGCACCACCTTGATTGATGGAGTTTACCAGTTGGGGTTTTGAAATCTTACGGAATGGTTTACCAAACAAAGCAAAAGTCAACGCATCCAAAATGGTTGACTTGCCCGCACCGTTATTACCTACAATCAAGGTATTCGGTGAACGGTCAAGAATTACTTCCGTAAAGACATTACCAGTTGAAAGAAAGTTCTTCCAACGAATCTTCTGAAACTTAATCATGCACTTTCCACGTTCATTGCTTCTTGATACAAGTTACGCATCAACGAATTTAGTTGTTTTTTATCTGCATCAATTTCCAATGCATCAATGTATTTTTCAAGAATGGTTAGTGTGTCCTCTGCTTCGTTAACTAGGTCATCGTCATCAAGTTCATCCATATTCAAATGGTCTTCAACGATGCTTAGTTGAGCAGGGTTAGACTTGTAAATTTCATCCACGAACATATCGAACCAATACGGATTGTTCTTGGACTGCACCACCACCTTGATATTCTTACCATTATACTCGGAAAGTTTCTCTTTGTCAAGTGTTAATTCAGAGTATTCGTCAACTGCACTGTCGTTGTAGAAGACTTTGTGAAACATACGGTATGGATTTCGGATGAAGTTGAGTTCACGAGTATCAGTATCAAAAATGTGAAACCCACGATAGTCATTGTAGTCAGACCAGGTAAGTTCGTATGGATTGCCAAGATAATGAATACGCCCATCATCACTTTTATGATGGTAGTGACCAGTAAAAACTGTGTCATAACGGTTGAACAGAGATTTATCCATTCCATGGTCATTTTCGTACCCCTTATACATTGCAAAACCAGACAACTCTAGGTGTCCACATAGAACATCTGCCTTTGCGGTTTCAATGAAGTTTAAACTCTCGCCATAGTTACCACTACAAATCCATGGAAGCATAGCAATAGGTGTACCATCAAAATCCACTACACGAGGTGCTGGATATGTGATGATGTTATCGTAGTCTGACAACAACAAGTCGGGGGAGTTGATTTCGTTGGTGTTCTTGTAGTAAGTGTCATGGTTACCTACTAGTGTGTGAACGGTAATGTTACGTTCTGCCAACGGATTGAACCACATCTTCTTAGCACGTTCTAGTGTATAGAAGTTCACATACTTACGTCTATCGAAAGTATCACCCAAGTCAATAACTGTGGTTATGTTGTGTTCATCAATGTAAGGAATGACTACTTGTGAGTAAAATAACTCATAGTAATCCAAAAACGCTTGACTGTCATTTCTCGCACCAAAGTGTTGGTCTGTAATCAATAATACTTTCATACTTAATTATCCGAATCCTCATCATCTTCTAAAAGTTTTTCAATACCACGCTTCTTGCGTTTCTCGTTCTTCTTGCGCTTTGTCTCTTCGTAGTCTTCAATGAAAGATTCCATATGTCCGTTAGACACATATTGAATGTCTTCGAACCCTTCAGCAGTAGCATCCATACTTGCAAGTTCACCAAAGATGTTTGCTTTTTCGGTTGCTTTGTACTTGATATATGTCTGTCGCTTCTCTTTCTGAATACGTCTAATGTATGCGTAGTAGATAATCTGCGTAAAATATGCAAATGGATTATTGGATTTGTCTGGGTTGAAATTGTCGATATAGGTTAGACAATTTTCAATGCCATCTGAAATCATATCGTCTTTATAGGTATAATTCATAAAATTAGGACGGTATGATAGTCTTTGTGCTATCAGTAGAAAGCATTGCCCAATATACTCTGGAATGCGAGGTTTGGGTTCACCGCTTTCTTCTGCTTCTATCACCATTGCTCGATACTCTCGCAATGCTTCTAGGAATTTTTTATTGTCCACATAGTGGTTTTTCTCTGCCATGTTCACTCCACGTTGTTGAAGGTCAGTGCATCTACAGGTCGTAGATACATTTCCAACTTTTATAATAGATACATTATAGCGTAACTTGAGGCGAATGTCAAGTAATATTTTTTGTTGTATTTTTGAAGATTGTGCTTGACAACCCTTGACAACTGTGTTATTATACAGGTGTTGGGTGTGATAAGGATTAAATTATTCTTATTAGTGTTTGTGTTGGGGGTCAGTGATATGTACCCTTCTTACCCTCAAACATTGCTTCCATCATCTCTTCACGCTCAATCTCATCCAACTCTTCGTCTGTTGGACTTTTCACCTCATCTAAATTATCCGCATGACTCCGTATCACATCGTATGTGTCGGATTTCGAATTGTTCCATCGTTTTCTTACATTGTCGTAATACTCCACGAATGATGGAGTGGGATTCACGATAGTTACAATACTGTCATAGTATATAGGTACGAATTCATCGTCTGCTGCAAACGGAATCCATGGGGTTACGCTCATCAAAGATGTTTCTCTTGTTTGACCAGGCATGACATTGACTTGCATCACATCCTTGCCTAGCAACAATGCATTCCGATTGTCATCAGTTGCTTCGAACATCTCACCAACAATGTCATCCATGTTAGACATTTTGATGATTTTGATTCCGATTGATTTTTCTACCTTCATAGGTCTATCTTATACATTTTAATTTTAAACTTTTCTTCATTGTAAATTTTCATCCTTTCAAGGAAATGTTCTAAAGTAAAGTTTCGTCTACTCTTCCATTTTAAATCATCGACTATATCGTAGAGCGTAGCGGTACTCTTATTTTCCCCAAGTCTAAGTCCTCTACCGATGGATTGAAGATTTCGTACCTTGGACTTTGAAGGAGAAGCAAATATGATGTTATGAAGATTGCGAATATTGATACCTGTACTGAACGTACCATAAGATGCCACAATGATTGCATCGTTACTTTCTTCCGTAATTCGTCTAATCTCTTCCCTATCTTCTGCATCCACTCCCCCATGTACAAAGAAAACTTTTCTTTCGTTTCCTACTCTACTATTTATATCATCATACAACACCCTACCATGTTTGTCAACATATTGGAAAAGTAGCAAGGTGTTTCCCTTTTGAGAAATAGCAAGGTTTCGAATGAAACGGTTGCGCTTCTCATGTCGAACAAGAAAATCCATCTCTTGTTGGTACTTCATTTTTGTGACTTCTTGACGCTCTGCATCTGTGTACCCAAGTGCAAGTGTCTTGATTTGGAAGTCTGCAATTTGACCTGCATCCATCAAGTCTTTGGTTGTGGTAACCTTTTTCAGTGTACCGAACAGTCCCTCAAGTACAAGTTTGTGTGTCTGTGTACCATCTAGTGTACCAGTTAAACCATAGCGATACTCACATTCTGTCATCTTTTCTAGAATGGTTGTGAGTGATTTTGCTTTGAACAAGTGTGCTTCGTCACCAATGATAACATCGAATTGGTCAAAGTAATCTCTTTTCATCTTGTAGATTGACTGCCAAGTTGACACGATTACTTGCTTGTCTGAAACCTTATCTATACCTGCCATGACTTTGTGGCAGTGATTATCTGCATCCCACCCATAGTCTTTGAAGTCGCCAACAAGTTGGTGTACGAGTGAGGTTGTTGGAACGATAACCAAAGTCTTTGCATGAAACCAACGAATCAACAAGTAGATAATGAGTGACTTACCTGAAGAGGTTGGAGACAATAACAAGCATCGGCGGTTTCGAACCGCATGTACGAATGCCTTGTACTGGTAGTCTCTAGGTTCGAATGGTAGGTTTAGTCCCTTAGTCCATTCCTCTGCTTCAACAAGTGCAAACTCATCTGCCCCTTTGATTGATGCATCATACTCAAGTTCGTATCCACGCTCTTCGCAAAACTTCACAAGGTATGTGAGTAGTCCCAAGTATAGCGTTTTTGTATATACATTGTATAGACGTATCTTACCATCCCACATTCTGTTTTGGAACGCTGGCATGAATTGGTGACCAGGTACCAAGAACGTGAAATAGTCTTGAAGTTCATACGCAAGTCCAGCATCACACTCGACCTGCATATGTACCTCATTTAACTTAGATACGAATAATTTTTCAGACACTTAGAAAGCACCATTGGTAAACTTACGCCACTCAATGGCATTCTTGATTAGGAATCCACGGTCTCGCAATGACTTAATAATGTCAGCGCAAAAGTCTACCTTCTCTTGTTGTTGTGCAATCTTTAGTGTGGTA